TCCAGATGTAATAACACTTCCAGAAATTGTATTTGAACCTGCGGTTCCTGCTGTGTTACTTCTTAAAGGGCCTTGTACACCACCTCCTGAAGCTGAAGCTCCACCACCACCAGTTAATGTAAAAATATTGATACCTGAGCCAGCTATAGTTGTGCTAGCACCTCCGCCTGCACTTCCACTATAAGTACCTGTGCCGTTTGCACCTCCAGAACCGATACTGTAAGAAATTGTCTCTCCTTGTGTTACAGTAAATACTTTATCAGATATATAAGCGCCTGATCCACCACCTGCACCTGCTGATTCTCCGCCTGCTTTATCATAATCAACACCTCGCATTGCACCACCGCCACCACCAACACTCGCTTGAATGTGAATTGCGTTAGCACCATCGGGTACTGTAAAAGTTCCTGAACCAGAACTTAATGTTGTAAGAGAGGTTGCAGTAAAAGCTGCAAATACTAATTCCCAAGTACCAGAGTTTTTAGCATAAATTTCATCAGCTTCTTCCCATACTCCGGATACTTTTCCATAAGCATTTTCTACTTCTTCAAATGTTCCTGAAACTTTGCCATAAGTGTTAGCCATTTAAAACCTTATGAGTATTTAAACCAAACATCCCCATCATTTCCTCCTGAGGGTGCAGCGGTACTAATTGTAAATTTTCTTTCTAGCTTTGCAGCGGTCACTGCGTTGTCAACTATTTTAACTGTACTAATTTGAGCATTAGAAATATTAACATTAAGTACTGCATTGTCTGCTAATTGTGCACTCTGTATTGCATCATCAGCAATCTTATCATTAGTTACAGCATCATTTTCTATTTGTGCTGTCCCAATAGTTCCACCTAAAGTATTAAGTGCTACTTCATTAATATTAGTTCCATCAGAATAAGCTGCGTGAATTTTTCCTTCGTCTAAAGTAAAACCAGTTCCAGATACCGTTTTAAAAGTTAAAGTGTTTCCATCATGAGTAGTTCCATCTTTTAAAATATAAAATTTTTCTATTGAATCAGGAATAGTTACAGTTCTAGCACCTGTTAAAGTTCCTGTAAAATTAAGGACCATATTTCTAGCATTAGAAATAGAAGCATTAGACATAGCAAGAGCTACATCACTAGCTGCTACATCAATTGCTTGATAACCTGCAATTGCTTGTTGTACTAAATCTAAGTTTGTATTTGTTTTAGTTCCCCATGTACCGGCATTTTCGCCAGTTGCCATAAGTTCTAATTTAAGATCTGCTGAATAGGTTGATGCCATAATTTTGTATTATACCTTGTTTAAGCTGCCTTATCAACTTCCCTCCAATTATTGGACACATCCTTGTTAACTTCAGTCCATATATTAGTTACATCTGGATCTACATTAGACCATGCAGTAACTAGTGGATTATTTAATGATCCCGTTAATTGTATTCCAGTAACATCTACTGGAGTATTTAATGCAATAGTTACGGAATTTATTGAAGTTGTTAACTGAGATCCTGTAACATCTACTGGAGTATTAACATCTATTGTTTCTTCACCTAAACTAGCTGTTAATTGTATGCCTGTAACATCAATATTTGCGTCTCCAGTAACAGCTACATCCTCAATAGACATTACCATATCATGTTCAGTTACAATAACGCTTATATTACCATTAGCACTTACAGAGTAAGGTCCAAATGAAATAGCCATCTGAGATCCAGTAACGGGGACAATTGCATTTCCCGTAGGTACTTCTTCACCTAAAGAAAGAGTTAATTCTTGTCCATCAACTTCTACAACAGTATTTAAATCAACTACAACTGATTCTATAGAAGAGGCTAACTGAATTCCTGTAACATCAATATTAGCATTAGCTTTTGTAGTTACATTATCAATAGCTGTATTAAGTTCTATACCTACTACATCTACATTAACATTAGTTCCTCCTAATGAGGCGATCGGCGACTGGGATAGTGCGGTTATACCTAACAATTTAAACTCCTAAAATTTTATGAAGGAAGCAGGGGTATGTGGTGGTGCCCTGCCTCCATCATAAAATTATATCATCGTTTAAACCACGAAGGAAGACCGAGGTGAGGTCTTTTATCAAACATATTATCTTTAGAACCTGGAGTTTTTCTATTGTTATAATGAAGAAATACTTGAGCACAATCTTTACCTTTAAACTTTTCTCGCCAATGTTCTAATTCACAACCAGAATAGACTAACATATCCCCTGGTTTTAAATTTACTTTAATTCCTTTTTTGCCAATCTCTCCCGATGGCTCTAAATAAATAGTCCAATCATCTCCCCCTAAATTCATAGTCGTAGATATCTCACAACTAAATCTATCTTTATGTCTTTTTAATTGATCGCCTTTTTTATAAATTCTTGCATAAGTATAAGATGGATATAGTTTTAATCCTGTAGTCTTTTCCATAATCGGTTGACACTTCAACATTAAAGTCTCCATAGCTATATCAGAATAACTTGAGTAAGTATGTGGAATCTGTTCGTCTGCTCCTTCATAATAACCAAGTAATGTTTCATAAGGTGAAATGTATCTAGCATTACGACAGGTATCTAACACTTGTCTTTTCATATGAAAATAATTGTATAAGAATAAAGCTAAATCTTTATCTATTGCTTTTTTTATAATTACGTATTTATTTTTTTTAAACGACATCTTTAGCCATTTCTTTTGGTACAGCTTGTATGTTCCAATGTATAAATCTAAAAGGTTCTATTCCAAAGTCTACACTAAACTCATGCTCTAAATATCCTGGAAATATAATTAAAGTTCCTGGTGTTGGTTTAAAATGAATTAATTCAGATCCAGCTAGTACACCTTTTTGATCTTTCATTTTTAATTTAGTAGATCTTGCTCCTGTTCGAGGTTCATGAAAAACGGGCATAGATGTTTTATCACTACACTTTAAAAAGTAAAAACCTGATACGTGTTGATTCCAATGGACGTGCGCTGAATGATTACCACCTCCCTTTTTTGCAAACTCTTGTACCCACATCTCACTAAACATAGTTGTGTATTGCTGCATATCAAAACCTTGATGATCTAAATACTCCCAAGATTTTTGACCAATATAATTTCTAAAATCTAAAAAATCATTATCAGCAGTTAGAGGTGTTGAGTGATACGATCTTCCAAAATCACCGTGCTCTTTAATAAAAGCTTTCTCTCTTGTTCTTGCATCTTTGATATATTTATTAGATGCTTTGTTTAATGACTTTACAAATTCTGGTTTTTGTTCTGACCAGATAGTTGTGTTGAAATAATTATTTATATACATTATTAATTTACATCCTTTCTTTTTTTGTGTTTTTTAATATACATTTCAAATGTTATTTTGTTAGATTTTTCATAAAAACCTAATTTTATGTTGCAAGTAGAGCAAAGTAATTCTCTAACAGCACCTGTACTATGGTCGTGGTCAACATATAATTTCTTTTTCTCATTGCAAAGTACACATTTGTAATTTTGTTTTTTTAACATTTTTTTGTAATCATTTAAAGATATTCCATAAGTTTTTTTTAGTTTATAGTCTTTAGCCTTATCTTTGTTTTCTTCTCTATATTTTATTCTATAGGCTATTCTTTTTGAATTAGTTCTATAATGTCTTTCTTTTTCTTTAAATTTTTCAATATTATTTAAATAATATTGTCTAGATTTTTCACGTAATTTATCTTTATTTTTTTCCAAATAATCTATTTTATCTTGTTTATTTTTATAAGGCATATTATTTAAATGGGTATCCTAGGTTCCACATCACCAATGAATACCTCGTTCCTTTAGTTACAGGTTTTACACGGTGCCATACAAATGATGGAAACACAATGATAGATCCTTTAGGTAATATTTCTTTTGCTTGTTTCAAATGTTTAGCTTCTTCTCTCATATGCGGATCGTAGTTTCTAAAATCAAATTCTAGTTCTCCACCTTCATATTCTGAACCATCGGTTAATTGACAAGTCATAGATAGCTTTCGAACTTTACCATTGTCTGGACCTTCTTTTTTATAAGGCTTATCCCAGCTGTCCTGGTGCCAATCGTAAAACTGCTGGAGTTTATATTTTGTAAACTGACAAGATTCACTTCTATCCCATTCAAAATTCCATCCTGCATTTTTATTAGCTTCATGTATGTAAGGATGTAATTCTTTAAAAATCCAAGTATCATTTAACCAAACTAAATCAGAGTTTCTTTTTCTTTTCATATCTCTAACTTGATCTTTAGTTAATTCTTTATCACCGTATCCACCTGTTCTAGCCATAGTCTCTGCTTGTGTTAATCCATGTTTTATAATGTCATCACAAATCTTTGGGGGTATTGCAGAGGTAAAATACCAGTAGTAATTAGATATATTCATAAGTTATAGTCTGTACAAAATTCAAACTATCTTTCTGATTATTAGTTATGTAATACATATTAGTTGATGGAAACATTATAAACATATTGTCTGTAAGTTTTATATCCCAACTTCTTCCTTTACGTCTGTTATCTTCATAATGTATTCTAACAAAACAATCTTTAACTTTAACACCGTAAAGCATAGTAAAGTCTGGAGAGTTACGTAGATCCACCGGATCAATATTTAATAAAGGAATTGTTGTCTCATTGGGTTTATAGATATTTCCCCAAGTTGATTTGTTAACTAAATTGATACCATGTTCAAGACCAATAAAGTCTCTCATATATGTGTTTAACATATCCCAAGTTCTTGAGAATGGAAATTCTTTAGCGTTAAAAGTTGATTGTAAAATATCGTTGGTAAGTTTTTCTTGGTCTATTTCAAAACCTTTCGGCATATCAATGTCGCCGTAAAATAAACTCTGTTCTGTTAATACTTGTCTCTGCATACCACCACCATTTTTAATTTATGCTTTGCTGTCTGTCAAGTCCCAAGTTGTATTAGTTTCATTCCAATTGTAAGACCACATATGAGTGTCTGCTTCATTTTGTGAAGTCTGTTCTTCTGTTAATGCTGGTGCATCACCGATTGGTGATTTCCAAGAAGCTGATGCATTATGTTTTACCCAAGATGCATGAGGTTTTTTAGGCCAAAAGATATTATCATCTTCGTCCCAAGTATAACCTATACCTGCGTAATTTCCTCTAAAAGGTGTTCCACCATTTCTATGAGTTCCACCAGATGTATTGTAAGATGTTTGAATCCACATCTGTGCTGGCCAGTTGTTGTGAGTTTCTAAATATTGTTGACCTACAGATTCATCCTCAACGCCGTCAGCGTTCAACATATCACCATTATTCAAAGTGAGTACTTGAATAACTTTACTGTTTGATCCTAGTTTTGCAAAATGTGCCATAATTATTCTCCTTATATCTTATTTGTTGTTGTTTGTAAATACCATATTAATTTTGGAATTTGTATCTTATTATAACGATTCCAGAGCCACCTGGTCGACCTGCTCCACACGCAGGTTCTCTAGGGGTACTTCCCCCGCCAGCACCACCACCAGTATTTGATGTTCCATTTGTAGAAGTCGTTACAGGATTACCACCAATTCCACCACCACCTGTACCTGCTGTTCCGGGTCCACCAGATTGTGATCCACCACCTCCTCCACCAGCGTAAGCTGTTGGAGTTCCATTAATACTTGTTGTTGCACCAGCACCACCAGCACCTCCTA